ACAAAAGAAGCACAGGGTATGGTTAACTTACAATGTTTAGATTTATCAGATGGAAGTTGGCGAACAATTGATTACAACACTGTAACCAAATGTAGATTCAACGGACAGACATTTAATGTAATTTAAAAAATTTAAAATAAGAAAAAATGAGCAAAATTTTTAATGAAAAAGGATACGTTGAGAACGGACAATTTTCAGGTGGACAATCAGTAACAGGTTCAAACCCAATTGGAAGTTTACCATTTACTGCAATAGGATTGTATGTTGGAACACAAGGAAGTGGTTCATCACAATTAGTAGCACAAACGGTAGATGGTTCAATATTGACATTTGTAAGTGCTAGTGGATTTATCCCTGGTATATTTACAGCCGTATCATCATCAACTACTGCCGGTAATATTATCGCATTAAGATAAAATAAAAAAAGATGTTGTATTTAAGAAATACCAATCAATTACAAACTTTACAAAGTGATATTGTTAGAGGTATAAGTAGTCCGGTACCCCCACCGCCTCCACCGCCAACAAGTAGTGTCATACCAACAGGTAATGGTTTGTATAGAACGCAATATAACGGATACTTTGATGGTGTTCCGTCTTGGTTTGATACAGCAGTATCATCATCACTTGGAATGCCTAATACAGGAAGTATAAGTCCAGGATTTACTTCATCTATTAATTCTAGCTCCGTTCAATGGTTAGGATATTTCACTCCAACTGTAACTGAAGCTTATACATTTTATGCATTAACGGATGATGCAATGTGGATGTGGATTGGTAATGATGCAAGTTCATCTTATACAACTTCATCTGCAAATATTGGAACAACTTCTCGTGGACCTTTACCTTTAACAGGAAGCGCTATAGAATTAATATCAGGTACTTTCTATCCGATGAGAATACAATTCGGAGAAGCAGATGGTATTGAGTATTTAACTATGAGTTATCAAACAGCAACAATATCTAAAACAGAGAATTGGAGTTCAAATATCTATTATAATACATCATCAAACGGATTCTAATATGCCAGTAGACAAACCAAAAGCAGGAGAAAGCAGAGATGCATATTTAAACTATTGCATACCAATTGAGGTAGAAGCAGGTAAAGAAGTAGACCAAGCTGCAGCAATTTGTAATTCATATTACGACAAAGATAAGATGAGTAAGATAAGTGATACCTCATCTAAAGTAATGGCAAGTGTAGTTTACAATACAAAGTATAAAGGTATTAATTTAATGGCTGAAGAGGGTGAAGACCCGTGTCAAAGTGGATACACTCAATATGGTATGAAGGATATGGATGGTCGCCAAGTTCCTAATTGTATACCTGACGAAAAAGAAGATTAACTATGGAGAATATGTACACAGTCATAATAACTGCTATCACTACATTAGGTGGTGCATCTGCTTGGAGATACTTTGAGAAGAGAGCAGCACATAAAGAAGATGATGAGCGTTATATCAGAATGGATTGCCAAACTCGCATAACGAAATTAGAAATACTATTAGAGAAAGCATCTGAAGAGAAAGATGAACTAAGAGCACAAATATTAAACCTAACCTCTGAAGTAGCTAAACTACAAACCGAAATAAAATACCTATTAGACTTTAAAATTAAATCAGAGAGTAATTAATACCGAAAAAAGAACCCATCTAAAGAGTGGGTTTTTTTGTGCGCAAATAAAAAACCCCCAAAGCAAGAACGCTATGGGGGCTACAAAAATTAGTTTGGAAGATGGCACTAACCAAACAATATATACAAAGAAGAGAGACACTGATGGTAATTACGATATAATAATCAGTATTGATTAAGTCTCCCTGTCTTAGTAGATAACAAAGATAGTTAAAAAAATCTACACTTCCAAATAAAAAAAGTTTAAATAAATCGGCGTTTCAAAATTTGAGCTATATATATTGATATACGATATAGATAAATATTTAGAATGTTTGGTAATTTAAAATATTCTTTGTATATTTGTTAAAAGAAAAAATGGCACACATATGAACATCATTATTTACAAATCACACTTTGAGTTAATCAAAGACCTTACCGATGAACAAAGCGGTAAGTTAATAAAAGCAATCGGATTATATTCTGAAGGAGTTATGCCTGAAATTGATGACCTTTTGGTTAAGGGTATTTTTATATCTATCAGAAGAGATTTTGATTTACAGGCTGAAAACTATGAGAAGAAAGTTAAAGCTAATAGACAAAATGGTTCAAAAGGTGGTAGACCATATAAACCCAAAGTAACCGAAGATAACCCAAATAACCCAATGGGTTTATTGGTAACCCAACATAACCCACAAAACCTTAAAGATAAAGATAAAGATATAGAGAAAGACAAAGATATAGACAATAATACAGTAAGTACAGATACAGTAGTCAGTAGAAGATTTATAACTATTGATAATAAAATTGACTTTGATAAATTAACTTCAGAAATTAAAAATCATTAAAATGGCACAAACTAAGAATTGTAATCAATGTAACCAATCTAAACCTACTTCTGAATTTTATAAGCGTAGTAAATCTCCAGATTTATTGCAGATGAAATGCAAAAGTTGTGTTAAGATAATTAATCAAAACTTCAGAGATACTAATCCTAAGTATCAGGTTGATTGGCAAAGAACCAATAGTCCCAGATGGAATAAGTATATCGTTGACTGGGCTACTAAGAATGTAAAAGCAGATGATTCTCGTTCAGCAATATATTACATAATTGCGCCTGACAACAAAATTTATGTGGGGCACAGCCAAACTATTTTCAGCGCTAGAAAATCAGCACACAAAATACAATACAGAGATAGAACCGCATGTTTACCTTATCTGCATGAATCTTTTTCGAAATATGGTTATGATAATCATAGTTGGGTTATAATGGATATGGCTGGTATGGATAAAGATACTCTTCAGATTATTGAATATGCAATGGCAAACGAATTTACTAAATTAGGAATCAGCTTAAACAAACGATTAAAATAAAACTTAAATTATGAGAAAAGAAAAATCAGATTACAAAATGTTGCAATTGCCAAAAGAAGTTCATACAGCGTTAAAGCAGTATTGTTTACATCATAACTTTGTAATGAGTGGATTTGTATCAGCATTAATTAAACAAGCATTAGCAAATAATAAAAGAAAGTAATGAAAAGAATTAAAATTGGAGATTGGGTTGAGGCGCTGATATATACGCTCTCTTTTGGAACAGGTGAACACATAGCACTATGGATAGCAAGAACGTTCTTTAAATCGAACTCCTGTGGGTGCTGTGAGCGAAAGGAATGGTTGAATAGATTAACAAATAAAGAGTACAACGGTCAATGTGGCCAAATTAAGTTATAACAATTAAAAAAAAACAAAATGTCAGAAACAACAACAACATTAGCAGGAACAGAAGTAAACAAAGATGCACTGTATTTAGTAGACTTTACAAAGATGAGTGGAGTAGAGGATTTAGTTTTAGTATTCGCATCTATGGGATTATCATTTAGTGGAATGCATCCTCAATTTGAAAACATTAAACATCTATTGGATTTAAGTAATCCTATAAATGTGAATAAGATGCCACATGAGCAGGAGTTCCATCCAGCTGAAAAGAAAGATATTAAATTGCCAAAATTAAAATCACTTTAATAATATGGAAGAATTAAAACCGGATGTAGCACAATCTAAATACCATCCATTATCACTACAAGAGTTTCAGGAATTAGATGCAACTGTTTCATCATTTGGTTCGCATCTTCCAGAAAGTAAAGCATCATACGTTTGGAATAACTTTAATAATTTAAGAAATGAAAGAGAACCTCAGCCTTGTACGTGTGGAAGTGCAGGAGCACATTGGAAGAGAGCAGTTGATTACCTAAAGGATTGGATAAACCAAAAAAAATAAAATGATAGACAGCGGAAGCATGGATTATATAGAATGTGAGAAAAGATTAACAAACTTATACAATGAATCTCATAATTGGCTAATAGGTTCAGCTAAAAAAATAACTAAGAACGTAGAAGAAGCAGAAGATTTAGTACAAGAGCTTTACATATACCTACACGAAAAACGAAACCCAAAACTCTTTTGGGGAGATACGAGTTATAATCTTTTCTACTGCTATAAATTTCTTGCTTCTCGCTTCATCAATAAAACTAAAAAGCTGAATCGCATCGTATTGGTTCCAGATGTTTGGGATACGGAATTAGATGAAGAGTACGATATGGATGCGGATATCAAAATACAAACGGCACACGATGAGGTTATGTCTGAATTGAAACAATTAGAAAAGACGAGAATGTGGCCGCAAGCTAAGATATTCCAATTGTATTGGATGAGTGATAAGACATTGGACGAGGTTGCAAACGATATAGGAATCAGTAAGAGCACAACGTTCTTAGCAGTAAGAAAAATAAAAAACTATTTAAAAGAAGTTATAGATGACCCATATAAATCAGAGATTTGAAATTAGAACCTGCATTAAATGTGGAGAAGAAAAAGAGATAAAGCAAAGACATATACATGCTAATAACATATGTGCAGATTGTGGAAAGGCTCGTTCTAAAGAATACCAAAGGGAAGCATCAATAAAAGCAGGTAAGGGTACTATTGTTGGTAGAAAACCATATCCAGGTGGATTCGATAGTGGAGCTAGAAATAAGTTTTATAGATTAAAAACTGAATTGGACAAATGTAAACATAGAGAAGAGTGGATACCAATACTTGCCAGAAACTTAGATGTAACACTTAATGATGTAGAGATAATGACTTGGATAAAAACGGAAAAGGAAGATGAACCAAAACCAAAGAAACCAAATAATATTAAAAGAGATTATCCCGATACGAGAGGAATGACTTGGGAGGAATATCAGAAGGGGCTGGGGGAAGACGATGTCGATAGTTAAAAATTTTGATAGTATGCTAACACAAAAACATTATCACCAATTTGCAGATGAGTATGCTACCGGAGTAGGTGTAGCAGAATGGGAAGGTAACTTCTATCCCTACTATTCTAATATAAGAAAGATGCCGGATGAATATAAGGTAATCGCTTTGACAAACTTTATAATAAGAGAAGAAGTATATCAGCAAGTAATAAAAGAAGTACTAAGACTAGAAAAGAAATACGCTAATAAGAGAATAAAGAAATCTACAATATATGAAAAAGCTATTAACATTATTAAAGAAAGCGGATTGGTATAAACTATCCGAAACCTCCATCATATTCATAGGGTATCTTATCCTACTATCGATGATTAGTTTCGGCTTCTATATGTTAGGAGTTATATGGGAAGCACTGCTAGGTTAATATATACATATATACGCATCTACTACAAAGCATGAATGCATTGTTATATATACATATATGTTTAAATAACATAAAATAACATTATGGCATTTACAAAAGGAAATAAGTTAAGTACGGGCAGACCAAAAGGAGCAATCAATCGTTCTACTGAAATGATGAAGTTAACAATTGCGAGAGCAGTTGATAATACACTTAACACACTATCAGCAGACTTAGATAAAATTCGGAAAGACGACCCCGAACGTGCAATTGAATTAGCACTGAAGTTAATGGAGTTCACCCTACCTAAGTTAAGTAGAACGGAAATGAAAGCTGAGATAGAACAAAGGATTCATTCCATAAATGTAAACATAACAAAGAGTGGAAGTCAACATTAATACTACAGTTACTTTTGAAAACCTATTAGAATCCAATAGTAGAGTTACTCAACACATTGGAGGAACACGTAGCGGTAAGACATACGCTATTCTTCAATTCCTTATCGTACAAGCGCTTGAAAGAAGGCAAACCATAACAATAGTAAGGAGAACAATACCATCGCTTAAACGAACAGTAATAAAGGATTTTAAGGATATCATATCGGATATCGGAATATGGAATGAGAACGACTTTATCT